GGAAGTTCTTTTCTTTGAGATTCTTGAGAAGATCATTTACAGAAACATCAGAGAAGGTGGCAAGAATAGCACTATCAATCTTTCCACTGACAGAATACCGTTGGCACTCGTTGAGCACCCGTCTCCAGTCAGGGAAGTGCTTATTGATCAGTTCGGCAAGAACCTTTTGATCTGCCTCAACACCCTCTTTATCCAGGATGGTTTTGAGTCGTTTGAAGAACTCTGCTGCAATGGCAGGTTTTTGCTTTCCACTGATAGAGAAATCGACCACGGCACATCGAGAATGAAGTGGTTCGATGATTTTGTTTTTGAAGTTACAGGTAAAGATGAATCGGCAGTTGTTATAAAATGCCTCAATATTTGCCCGTAAGAGGAGCTGTACATCGTGGGTCGTGTTGTCAGCTTCGTCAATAATGATGACTTTGTGCTTTGCGTCAGCAGAAAGAGAGACGGTCGAAGCAAAGTTCTTTGCCTGATTCCGCACCGTGTCAAGAAATCTTCCTTCATCGGATCCGTTGATAATAATATAATCGCATTTAAGTTGCTCACAGATTGCCCTGGCAATCGTGGTCTTACCAATGCCAGGGGGACCTGCCAAGAGCAGATTAGGAATCTCTCCCTTCTCTAGAAACTCTTTGAAAGTTTCCTTGGTTTGCTCTGGCAGAATACATTCATCAATAGTTTTGGGACGATACTTCTCGACCCAAAGAAACTCATTACGAGACATCAATAGTTACTCAAGTGGACGAACAAATTCATTACAAACAATGTCAGTGGCATGTAGTACCATCTTCATATAGTCTACTGCCTTTTGTGGATCGGTATGATCTCCACAGGTAAAAACGTCACAGACTGCCATACCTTTTTCTGGCCAAGTATGGATACTGATATGAGACTCAGCAAGCATTGCCACACAAGTAACACCTTGAGGTTGAAACTTGTGTGAATTGAGAGAAAGTAAAGTTGAGTTGCACTGAATAGATGCATGATAAATTACGTCTCTGACGTAACTTTCATCATCAGTGAGAACAGAACTACAACCCTTAAGGGTAAACAAAATGTGTCTCATATGTGCTTAGCACCACCAATAATTTTACATTTTGGCACCATTGCCTTAAAAAGTTTAAGTGCTTCTACTTGACTGACTGCTTCAATCTCACCGTAGAAATACTTAGTTCCGAATTCAGGCAGAATGTACTTTACTTCCCACTTAGCCATTGTAGGTAGAGTCTGGTTCTAAAGCTATGTAGTAATTCAAGTTAAAAGAACTATTAGTAAACTGTGACAAAAGTTTACTAGAGATGACAACATCGTAAGAACCAGGGACGATTTTGATATTCTCAACCTTGAAGTTGAAAGTGAACTCTTTGTCAGTCTCACCGACAACAATCTCGAACTGATTGGAGTTGTCGTTCTTCTTATCACGAACAACCAGTTTGATCACACCTGCTTCACCAACAGCAGCAAGGTCAGGCAGTTGATAGACTTGTGCTGCCTTCAACAGTTTGTCCAGTTGGGTACTCTCCAATTGGAAGCAAACATCTTGAGACGGCAGGGTGATTGCCTTCTCTGGTGGGGCAACGATCACACTGGGATCAGCAAAAGCAAATTTTGCGCGGGACTTACCTTCACGAATGACAAGGTAAGAATCATTCTGGAAATCAAGTTCAGGGTTCTGGTGGAGGGAAAGACCATTCAGAAACTGACTGAGATCATAGATAGCAAAGTCACGATCAAACTCTTCGGGGACTTCTGCTTCTGCCAGGATGTTCTTCATCACCGAGATGGTGCGAAGTTTAGAACCTTCTTTAACCAGGATAGACTGATTGATAGAAGAGAAGTTCTTCAGAAGGGTCAGAGTCTTATCAGAAAGTTTCATAGGGGGTTTCAATTTCATTGTTTTGACCAGAGAAGTGGTAGAGAAGAATTGCGTAGTGGATGATCTTCATGATATCCATTTTAGCACTTCCTTTCTTATCATAACGAGAGGCATACTTAAGAATATTGCTGCGGCAAAATGCCTCAGCATCACCCACAGATTCGATAAGATCAAGGGTTTGAATCTTCGAAGAGTAGTGGGCAGAATATGTACGGGTAATATAATCTTCGATTTCTTTAATGGTAAGATCTTCGTGATACTTCCAGTTTGGTTTTGGTTTCAATGCTTCTTTCAATTGTTCTGGTTTCAATTCTACAGCAGTTTGGAACTCAAAAGTATTCATTTTATCAAGATAGGCATCATAGGCTTTGTCTAGTGCCAAATATTCATCACTATTCATGTGATCATAAAGCAAACTCCAAGCATTAGTCATTCTATCAAACCTCTGTCTTTACGTCAACATCAGCATCCACTGCATCATAGAGACCCATGAATGCTTGCTTGGTTTCATCATCAAAACGATTGAGACCAAGATTGATTGCCTTCACTTTGTCATCAAAGATATTGTATGCATTGATGATGTGAATGAGACGACGAGTGCTAATGACTTCATCCACACCACCTTCTTTAAAAGTCTTACGGATGATGTCTGCCCAATCGGCAAGACGAGCACAGAACTTTTGATCATCACAGATCTTGCTCAGGATGCGAGTTTCAATAGAAACAGGGGGATACTCCTGCTCAAAAGTCAGAGCAAAACGTTCCAGAAATGCTTCATTCAGGACATTGGTGCCAATGAAACGACCGTCGTCAGAACCTTTACCCTTGGTGTTGGCAGTAGCAACCACGGTGAAACCAGCAGCAGGCTTGACCCACTTACCAATCTTCTTAAGGAAGACACCCTTACCTTCTAGAATGGACTGAAGGCAGAGGATTTTGTTGGAAGCCAGGTCGATCTCGTCAAGGAGAAGGACTGCTCCACGTTCGAGTGCTTCGATAACGGGACCATTGTGCCATGCAGTATTCCCATCAACAAGCCTAAACCCACCGATAAGGTCATCTTCATCAGTTTCAATGGTAATGTTTACACGGATCAGTTCACGACCCAACTGAGCACATGCCTGCTCAACACCGAACGTTTTACCATTACCCGAAAGACCCGTAATGAACGTAGGATAAAACAGATTGGACTGAATAATCTTCTTAAGATCAGCAAAATTACCAAACTTGACGAAGGTATCATCTTTAGTGGGAATCAGATTCTGTTCTACAGCAGGCAAAGCAGAGGGTGCGTTATAGTTCTGTTCTAGTTTTTCAGCAACGGTCAAATTCCATTTACCACGACCGTCTTTGTACTCTTCAAGTTTTTTGGTTACATTAGGATATGAAACACCGTTCATAGCACAGTAAGCACGCAGGTCAGCAGTAGTAACATTGTTACCGTACAAACCGCGGAGTTCAACAAGAAGGTTTTCAGTGTTCAAACGAGTGGTCATTGCGAACCTCATTGGTATGTATACATTATAGTACCAAAAAGAGAACCACGACTACCGTTTGTGCCAGTATCAAGACTGTCTACGGATAGTATTCTAAATCCACGGCAAGGACAAAACGATACTGATTGCTCTGAACAATACCAGGACGATGCCACTGATCAGATGGATAGATTAACCAGTTACCAAATGTTGGTTTAACAAAAAACTCACCACCTCTACGTGGTCCATATGGTGCTATCTCAGTTCCGCACAAATCCATGTCATCAACATCATCTGGAATATCCAGATACCACAAACCACTGAGCATTTTCATACCCGATTGACTTGGATACCAGTGATGATGCCATAACTTATCACGATCTTCAGCACCATCAAGATTAGTCATGAAACTCCATGACTTTCTGTTACCCACCCTAACTTCTTTACCAAGATAAGCAAAGCAAGCAACCAAGAATGTGTTCCTATATTTCAGCCACACATCTTCAGAACGGGCAAAGAGATTCTCCTTTGTTTGATATTTTGGACTGTTGGTAAAGTAGTTACCACTGTCAATAATACCTTTGATGATTTTACATGCTTCCTTATCATCTTCCCTCGTTATGAAAGAACTAAAATCATACTTCCTAAAAGTTTTATTCTGATCAACTACTTTCATACAACTAGGGCAATAAACTCATTAAGAACTTTTTTATTCATTTTCTTAGATGCCAAAGACTTCCTGAATGCAGAACGGATTTGACTCTTGGTTGCATCGTCAGCAACTTCAAACTCAGCATCATTAGAAAGGGCACTAGACACAATCAAGAAATAAGAATCATATCCAGTACCAGAAAGAGACACTGTTTTTTGTTTTGTAAGTTTAGCACAGATAGGATCAACTTTGTCAAAATTATGATTGCAGTGCATACGAACCATACGTTTGGCATCGGCACTACCAGCAACACGAATGCCAATGAGATTAACATTGGGGAAGTTGAGTATCA